CAGCCTTGTCAAAGCCTATCATCTCAAGGAATGTATCTGTTGATGCAAAGCCTTCCCTTGCTGATGCAATCTTAATTGCCGCATCCGCTGTAACAGCCACACTCGGCATCGCAGGATTCTTGAAATGAGCCACAATATCAAGCTCATCTTCACTTAAATCGCTCATTCTGACGTTGTTGACGATAGCCATAGCCATAAGAGCAATAGTACGGAGCGAATCGCCATTCCCAAGATTAAGCTGTTCAGCCATTCCGATAAGAGTCTGACTCTGTGCAAGAATCGCCTCGCTCGATGTCGGGTTTGCATCGTTCACAACTCCTGTGTCTGTAACCGTCAAGCCTGTTGCTGCGCTGAACTGTGTAGCCAGAACGCGGATCATCTCAACGTGCGGAGCAATCGAGCCTTGCGGAAGTTGTCCGAATGTCGGTTTTTCTCCTGTCTCCGGATTCGTTGTTGATGCTATGATCGAGCCAACGTACTGGCGGAACTTGTTATTTATAACCGCATCGTACTGTTCGTCTGTGATTCCGAGCAGATATTTCTGCGGAGCTGTTGAGAACTCCAAGCCAATGGTCGCATTCGCTATCGTTCTGACATAACCATCTATCAGCCTTCTGACAGGCTCTTTAATGCGAGAACGTCCGAAGGGTTTATTGCTTGTCGCATTCCAAATAAGTGCTTCCATGAGCGGCCTGCCCATCTTATGCGCATGTTTGGTCGCATACCATATCAGTGTGCTGTTATTCCGCGCCAAAACCCATACCGCATCATCTGTGTAGTAGTTAATGAGCGAAGGAGTCCATGTTATATCGTTATTATCCGGAACTGAATCAATAACAGCAAAGCCACAACTGATTCTGCCTTTTTCTCCATCCCATAATGCCGCTGCTGTCTGCGGAGAATGGAATCGGATCCGGCAACCGATCTGATCGTCAGCCGATAATGTTGCGAAAGTACAACCATATTTCAACTCATCCCGGCAAGCCTTCGCATATTCTGCAATCAAATCGTTATCAACAACAATCTGGTCAAGCTCTTCGATATCTTCGCCATTTATTCCAACATATCCATCAAACATCGACCTTGCAGCCAGAACATCAACTGTCTTTGCTCCCCAAGCGCATCCGATTTCAAGCCTGCTCATGCCATCGGGCAACGCAAGACCGAGATTGACATTGTTCAGAGATATTTTGCCTTCATAGTATTTGTTTTTCGTGTAATTCGATGCAGAATGGGAATTATAAACGTTAAGCAGCTCCTGGAGCCGATCAACCTCGTTTACATCAAAATCAACTATCTGTGCCGGAACAATACTTAATTGCAACATCAACCAATCCTCATTTTCCTGTTCGGATCTCTTTTGCTGTTCTTCGCTCCCCAAAAAGCAAGCGCACAAGCTTCAATCGGAGCAGAATCTTCTCCGCCAAACCCCCAACCGCCGCCGATCGGACGTTTTGTTGCCGTTGTTGCGCTCTCCCGAAGAGCATCCTGTTTATCAAACCATGTGACAGTTTGCTCATTCAACGAGTCTGTCAAATTGCCAACCGCCGCAATAACTTCCTTTGCATTCGGACGAATAACAGAGCCTTTATATTTCCAAACGCTTGATATTTTATCTACAAGCACATCAACACCGTTGCGACCGTCTATCACAACACATGATGCCTTCTGGTATCTCTCATTCAGCCAATCAGCAAGCCATTGTGTGCCTAATCCTGTCGGCCTTCTGTCAATCAGCTCTATCCTTGCCGGACCTTCCTGCGGAACTACCGCAACGCACAAGGCAACTTCTGATCCGTCCGGACTAAACTTCACACCATAACCAACCTTGCCTTCAGGAGCAACCGCTGATGATGAGCAGGCATCCCAAACGTCTGCGCTGATCGCATAATCCACTTTAGCCACGCTAACAGGACTCCACCACCCCAGACGTTCTCTTGCGAAACCATCGATGCTCATTGTTTCGTATTCGTTCAGAATTGTCTTTTCTGCAATACGATATCCCATCGCAGGATTTGTTTCATAAGCCAATTCAATAGCTTTATCCGCATTGTAAATGGTCCGCTCAAGGTTTTTAGCCTCTATGCTCCATTCAAGCCACCAAAAACCGCCCTTTTCTTCGCTATGCGCTACTCTGTGCATATCTGCAAATACTGTGCCGTGACAAGCTGCATTCGGCGGAGTTCCAACAAATATCTGTTGTGGCATTCTGTCAACATCCGACACATCAGAAGCGGCTGAAATAACAGGCAACATTGCTTCCTGCTGTTCATTGGTCAACTCTTGAGCTTCATCTATGACAATTACGGAATATGTGCCACCTCTGGAACCGCTATTTGTTCGTGTTGCGAACTCAATACAGCCACCATCATGGATAATTCCGTCATCATCCTTCCAATCGTTGAAATATATCCCTTCATATCCCCTAACATGGCTGATTTTCTTTACATCTGCCGCGAAATCAGGATATCTTTCAGGACTTTCAAACAGATTGCACAGCGCATTGAACATTTTGTTTGTTGTAGTGCTATGATGAGCCGAATACAACACCTGCCTATGCTCAAATACGCTCATATATACCGCATAATATCTTGCCGAGTATGATTTTCCGTTCTGTCTCGGTTTTGATATGCCTATTGTCAATGCTGTCGGCTCGCCGTTCTTATTCCGGGCAAGCATCAGCTCTAATTCCTGCTTCTGTGATGGATAAAATGTCGCGCCGCCTTCATCTTCGAACATTTCAACCACTTCAGCACCGTAAGAATAGGCATAATCTCCGACAACAGCATAAGTCGGATCCTGCCTACCTGTTTTCATTTTTCTTCTTCAGGCGGTCATGTTTTGATACTTTTTTTTGTGTTTCATCCGGCAGAGCTTCGATCTCGGCCATTACTTCCATCAATCGCTTACTGTTGGAAGCCATATCTCTGCCACTATCACAATTCTGTATAGTCTCGGCAAGCTTGTCTCTTAATGCTATTAGTGTTGCTCTTTTGTTACCGCTTTTTGCAGCGTCAATGAGATTTGTCACGTCCAAACCCCCTCTCTTTTTGCCGTGATTTTGTTACACTTTCCTGAATTACATCCCATGTGAGCCAACTGAACATTGTTCCAAGTATGTGTTCCGCCTTTTGACAGCGGAATAATATGGTCACATGATGGATATCTTGCTCCAATATGCTTATCAGTTTTATCTGAAACATCAACCACTTCGCCACAGATCTGGCAGATATCATTGTCTCTCTGCCGGAGCCGATCTAAAGTGATCGTTGGATCTATCTCATTACATCCGTAAAACTTTGCTCTTTGTTTCCATTTCCGTGAGGATCCATTTACCTTCAATCCGAGATTCGAACATCTCCGGCAAACTCTTTCGATGCTCATTCCATACTTTTCAGCAATAACTTGAGCATTTGGATTCTGTTCAACTTCCAGACGAAGCTCATCATCGGATATCTTTATTTGTGTCGATTGATTACCGCCCTGTCCTTTGTTTAGACCGTAACTTTTTAAGACCTTCCAAATTGTGGTAATACTATGCTTGGTTATCTTTGCAACCTTCTGTTGATTGCCTATTTCAAGATAAACCCTTCTGATCTCTTCCTTTTCATCCAAGGATAATGGTGTATTTCTCGGATACATGACTACCTGCCTTCCGTAATCTGCCTATAAAAAAGCCACAGAAGGCATTAGACATTATGCTTTTCGGGAGCTACCCTATCTGTGGCAAAAAAATATTCAATTCAAATATGCACCCATGTGGAAAAAGGCACACGCTCTGTTCGGCGCTCACCCGCGCGGAGTCGCTTCGGCAGGCCCCAGGGGTACTCCCCCACCCCATTTACCACGCTGTTGACGTTTCTGCAATGTTTTGTATCTTTTTTGTTGCTTTTATGGTCACTTTGTCCGATTTAGCTGCATTACAGCAATAATGAGCAGCTTGAAGATTGTTCCAATCCCTTGCCGCTGCCTCTCTGGACTCATAACCAAACTCTTTGTATCGTGAAATAGGTTTGATTTCGTCAATGACAAACGATAAAGGATGCTTGTAATCACTCGGTTCGTTGTAATGAATTGGACCAAATCGCCCCGAACAAATGCCACAAGGAGCATCCATCGCTTTGAACCGGGCGCGGTATTTCCGCCGTAGGTTGCCATTGCTGTATCGCGGATTAGACATATATCCCCCGGTATAAAATAACACCCATAATGCAAAACAAGATATCCGCCTACAACAGATACCTTGTCTTGTTTCTCAAAAGGAGTTTTGCTATGAACAATTAAAAGCCTTACCACACCATTCCTAGGTTATAATATCACAACATATGGTATGACATCAAGTGTTATTTTTGAAAATTCCACAATAAATTACAAATGT